AAGAAATTGCAGTAATTCGTGACCCTAGCGGCGTTCTAATACAAGGGGATGGTACACCGTATGAAGGCGATACTGAGGGCTTTAGCGAGGCTACTAATGGCATACTGGTATCTTCCGTCGAAGTGGAACAGAAGGTTAGCGAAAAGGCCATCCTTGAGGTTGTTCAGTTCTCAGACTACCGCTGCTCAGACGCAAGAAACGAAGCGGAAATCGAATGGCAAGCTAGACGCGCCTTTTTGGGCAGGGAAGAAGCAACGGCTTTATTTGGCGAAGAAAAAGCGGACAAACTAAACTATGATAGCATTCCAGAAGTAAACAAAAGAGATGCTAGTCGCCAAGACGAAAAGTTTGAGGGGAAGGCAGAAATCTGGGAAATCTGGTGCGAAGCTACTAACAAAGTGTACTGGATTCAGACAGGCAACGATGATGTTTTAATTGAAGAAACAGAGCCACCTATCAAGTTTGAGGGCTTTTACCCTTGTTCTGTGATTAGACAAACTCAAGACCCTAATAGCGTAATACCCGTATCTGATTTTAGTCATGTTAAAGACCAGATTCTTGAGGTTGAGCGTCTTACCACTCGTATCCATGCGCTAACTCAGGCAGTACGACCTAACTTCCTTTATGATGCTGCTATGGGTGATTACCTTGAGCAGTTGTTCCAGGATGACCTTAAAGGTATTGGCGTTACCGGCTGGACGGCTAATAAAGGACGTGGCGGACTACAAGGCGGTATGGAGTTTTTGCCAGTTGAGCAGTTCGTAAACGTGCTTAACACGCTACAGCAGAACCGTCAGGCGGCCCTACAGCAGCTTTATGAAACCTTAAAGGTATCAGACCTACTACGAGGTACATCAGAGCAATACAAGTCAGCTACGGCCAATAGGCTTGAAAGCGCTTGGTCATCCCTTGGCCTAATTGTGCGCCAGAACATGTTTTGCAAGTTTATTTCTGATGCAATTATGCATCTTGGCACGATTATTGCAGAGCAGTTTGATGAGCAGCGCATTATGGAAACTGCCGATGCTGATGCTCTTATTGAGCCAACTATTTACATTCCTGCACCGCCTCCACCTCCCCCAGCACCGGAGCCAATGCCAGGTCAAGAAGGTATGCCACCTGATGAGTCAGGTATGATGCCACAAGGCCCAGAAATGGCTCCACCGCCAATGGAGCCGCCTCCACCTCCACAACCAGACCCAATGCAACTGGTAGAAGAGATGAAGCAGCAGATTATCTCTATTTTTAGAGATAATACTATGCGTAATTACCGCATCGAAATAGCTTCTGATTCTATGGTAGCTATTGACCAACAACAGCAGCAGCAAGAGGGTACAATGCTACTTCAAGCCGCTGGTGGATTCTTTGACCAAATGCGAGGGTTGGTAGAGCAATATCCGCCTCTAGCTCAGTTTAGCTTGGCTTTATTCCAAAACTTTATTAAACGCTTTAAGGGCGGCAAAGAGGTTGATGGCCTATTTAGCAAGGCATTCAAAGAAATTGAAGCTATTGCCAAGGCTAAAGAGGAAGCGGCTAAACAACCGCCACCGCCAGATCCTAAGACGCTTGAAATACAAGGCAGAATGCAGATTGCTCAGGTTGAGTCGCAAGCTAGGCTGCAAGCTACTCAAATGGAGATGCAAGACAAGGCAGTTAAGAATCAGTTGGCCTACCAAGACCAACAGCTTAAAATGCAGCGCGACCAGCTCGAATCCCAGCTTCGTGTTCAAGAGCAGCAATTCAAAGAGTACATGGAGCAGCAGCGCCTTGCTATTGACCAACAGGAAGTTCAAGTCAAAGCACAAGCCGTTCAGGTTGATATGCTTAAAGTTCAGTCCTCTGCTCAAACTGAGGCTGATAAAAACCTTATTAAGCAAGAAACTCAACAAATGGCGCATATCCTTGAGATACAACGTTTAGAGCTTGAAAACATGCGGATTAAGCTATCTGAATCAGAAAAACTTATGGAAGAGCGCAGGCTAGCTTCTGAACAGGCATTAGAGCGAGTTAGACTGCAAATGGAGCAGGTTAATACTCCTAAGCTAATGAGCATGGGCGGTATGACTGGCCGAAAGAAGTCCGGCAAAATAATCACTGATGATAACGGTAATCCAACAGCGATTGAAATTACCGAACAACCAGAAGTGAAAGTGCAACGTATAACACTTGATGAAGAAGGCAATCCTAGCGGGATTGAGTTAGAATAATGGCAAATGCAATTTATCCAAAAGCAAAAGAGAAGTTTCTTGACGCTCTAATTGATATTCCAAGTGATACTATCAAGATAGCTTTGATAGATACTGGAACATACACCTACAACTCCGCTGATGAGTTTTGGAGTTCTGCCAGCTCTGCAATCGTAGGCACCGCAGAAACATTAGCCTCCAAGACTATCACTAGCGGCGTATTTGATGCAGCGGATGTTACCTTTACTTCCGTATCAGGAGTAAGCGTAGAGGCTCTCATCATATACAAAGATACAGGGTCAGCAGCTACTTCACCTCTTATTATGTATATCGACGTAGCAGCAAGCGGCCTACCTGTAACGCCAAACGGCAATAACATTGATGTTCAATTTAATGCTTCTGGAATCTTTGCATTATGAGAGTAGAAATTGTTGGTGGAACACTTAACTATATTTCAACAGGAACCGATTGGACGGCACAAGTAACAGCTAGTGATACAGCTATTAGCATTATGTTTGCTAGTAATCTTGGCACAATGGAAATGGCCTCTGGTATCAATTACGACAATCTGGCCGCATTTATTGGGCAGGTGAAAGACGATTGCATAGCTCGTGGGATTAACTGGAGCGGAAACTAAATGGCAGCAATAACCGACCTATCAGACCTGATTAACCGATTCACTGGCGGTAACAGCGGGACTCCTGAAAATATATTTGTTTATAAAGCTCCAAGAATTAACGGAACTGCGGTAGGAGCTACTAATGCTGCTGTTGCTGGTAAGTATGTATCATTGTGGCAATACGATGGAACGCATGGTAACGGGGCGGCTCCTGGAGCAGTAGCGGTGCCAACGAATAGCACCAATGGTGCGCTGCCTATTACCAATCCTGGTGGTTCAAGAGAAAAATGGTTAACTCAAGTTTCTGGCGCTAGTAATGCTGCGGGCGTTTTATTACTTTATGATAGGCTGCTTCATATAAGCGGATTGAGCGGAACATCTACAGCTGACCAGACAGTACAAGGTGCAAGCCCTAGCGTAGTTCTTACGCGCAATACTGGAGGTGTTGGAAATATCGTTTTTTACGAAGTGTATACTCAAATTGGAGCAACTGCGACAACCATTACAATGACATACACTAATAGCGCAGGCACAGGAAGCCGCACTTCTACGCAAACGATTGGAGGTACTGGATTTAGAAATGCTCAGTCAGGTTACATAATCCCACTAGCCGCTGGAGATAAAGGAGTTCAAGCAGTAGAAAAAGTGAAGCTTACCGCAACTACGGGAACAGCCGGAGACTTTGGAATAACTATTGCAAAGCCAATAGCATATATTCCTATTGGAACTGCCGGAGTAATGGGATTTAGAGATTTTAGCACTGGTTTGCCAGGGATACCTAAAATAGATACAGATGCTTGTTTAGCATTTTTGTTTTTATCAAACACATCAACTGCACCGGAGCTAACCTACGGTTTAAGTTTTGTAGAAAAATAACATGGCTCTTAGTAATTACAGTGCTTTTTACAATGCCTTGCAGGAGCAAAACTCTGTTAATGCAACAATAACAGGAGGTACTGGCACAAACACACGATTGCATGATTTATACAGAGGAGTTATAGATCCAACTACAGGCGCTGTTCCTGCAATACCATCAACAGCATCCGCATTAAGTAAATCCAATACTACAGCTTTAAATTATTATTTACCAAACTACTCCCCTGAGTTGCCTTATATTGTAGGTGCAAGATCGAGCACTCAAGGCGTAATTGGTTATTACTTGATTATAGATAGGTTGTCGCATCAAGGTGGTCTTGATGGAAATAGTGCTTTAACTCAAACTACCAATCTTCCAACTGCTGCTTTAACGCGATTTACAAGCGGTGTTGGCGTAATGATAGGATTAACAATTTATTCAGCGGTTGGTAGCGCAGGAAGCACTGTTACAGCCTCGTATACTAATCAAGCAGGAACATCAGGCCGAACCACAGTTGCTCAAGTATTTGGAACAAGTATAACTAATTCGACCGCAAGACTGTTAATACTTCCCCTTGCCGCTGGAGATACTGGAGCAAGGTCTGTAGAAAGCGTTACTTTAGCATCAGGCAGCGGAACGTCAGGAAATTTTGGCGTAACATTATTTAAGATATTAGGCGCAATAGCTTTAGATACTACAAATAATAGTTTTACAAATGACATGATTACTGGAGGATTGCTTGGCGGCATCCCTGAATTGCAAGATACAAGTCATATTAGCTTACTAGGAGCATTTAACAGTACAAGTAGTGCAGGTAACGCAACTCTCTTAATAGCAGAGGGGTAAATGGCAACTAGGAGGTTTTTTGACGGGGCGCAAATTGAGATTGGCTCTTTGCCGATTGAAGGCGCTGCCGTTCAAACTATTGTCCTCAACCGTTTAGAATCAACTGCTCAAACTTTCAATCCCACCGTAATTAGGCAAGCATCAAGTGTAATAACTCTTGATAGGCTTGAATCAACAGCGCAAATATTTCTGCCTACAGTTACCAGGCAAACTTCTAATGTAATTAGTCTTAATAGGCTTGAATCAACTGCACAAATCTTTCTTCCTACCGTAGTTCAAGCAGGCGGCGTTCAAACAATTACGCTTAATTTGCTGGCCTCCACGGCGCAGATATTCTTGCCTACGATTACACTAGCTTCTGGTGTTGTTGATACATCTGACATTCTCAACAGATATAGGCGCAAACGGTCAGAATCCAAAGAAGAGGAAGAAATTGCCGCACAGCTACTCAAAGCTAGGCAAAAACGACCACAAGTAGAGCAAAAGTCCAGAGAATTACGCAACTGGAAAAAGTTAATCTACGAGGCTATATATGGCGCAGATACATTAGAAGAACTAGAGGCTATTGATACACCGCCGGTTCCAGTAGATTCTCCAGAAGTAGTAGCAGCTATACTAGCTGAGATAGAGGAGCAAAAGGCCCTACGTAAAGCTGAAATTAAGCTAAAGATGGAAGAAGCATCTTTACGGGCCGTCCAGCTAGAATCTCAAATATCTGCAAAAATTGACGAGCAAAAACGCGCAGTTCAGGCTATAAAGGAATTACAGCAAGAAGTCATGGCCCGTCATGCCATAGCTGTAGAAGCAGCAAGGCAGTTGGAAATGCAAGCATTCCTGCAATTACAAGAAGCTGAACGCAAAGCAGAGGAGTTTACCCGCAAGCGAAATAACCGTATAAAGCGATTAAAGGCGCTAATGTGGCTAGCTAAAATAGATTTATGAGCAATAAATATAAATTGTTTCAATATTGTCCGATTCAAAAAAAAGTAGTTCCAATAGAAAAAGTGCAGCGCACTTCAAATGCTCGTGACCTGTTTATACAAGACGAGATGGAGCCGGTGCGTAATCCACTTAATCCAAAGGAAATCTATACCAGTAAATCAAAGCTCAGGGCGGCCTATAAAGCTGCTGGAGCTATTGAAATTGGCGATGCCTACGATAAAGGGTACATCCCAGATCAGGAGTCTGGCGCATCCACTCGTAGAATGGCCAAATATTTAACTAACCAAATAATTGATAGGTATAGAAATGGAAGATAACGAAACCTTAAATCCGTCCGATACTGAGGTTACTGTAGAGCGAGAACCAGCTAATTTGTCTATTAGACAAACGCTAAAACAGCAGTTGAAAAACGTTAATGATGAGAATGAAAGTAGCGATAATGCTACTCAAGCAGAGCAGCCGTCCGATAGCGAGGCCGTAGCGGTTGAGAAGGTCAGCGCTCCTGTTACCCCACCAATGGCTCCACCTGCGGATATGAATGCCGCTGAAAAAGAAGCGTTCTTGAATCCTACTCCGGCCAATGCTCATGTTTTGCAATCCTATCTAAACCGTAGGG